CAACGCAAGTTAGGAAAATGAGTGTCATGGAAATGAAACGTTTAGTTTTCCCGTTCACCGTAACGACCAAGGCTGACGATACCAATAACCAAATGGGTATCGTTGAAGGTTATGGTTCGGTCTTCGGTAACGTCGATCTAGGCGATGATAGCATCGCAAACGGAGCTTTCGACGCTACTATCAGAGCATACAAAGAACGCGGCGAAATGCCACAGTGTTTAGGGTTCCATCAATCCTGGAACCTTGTAGGCGATTGGCTAGAAATGAGCGTAGATGGCTACGGGCTGAAGCTTAGAGGTGAATTATGGGTAAAAGGTGACAAACGCATTGAGGCAGCTGTTGTGTGTCATAACTTAGCCAGAGGGACAGGTCCAAAGGGCCTCAGTATTGGCTTTGTCACGAAGAAATATCACTATGAAGAAAGAGACGGACGAGAGATCCGAGTCATTGACGAGCTTGAATTATATGAGGTATCCATAGTCGGATGGGCTATGAACCCAAAGGCTATGATCACAAACATTAAATCATTAACCGATGGGGACGGTCAAATCCTCGACAAAAGGAATGTAGAGAAGATCTTGCGAGATGCTAGACTTTCCCGTAGGCAAGCAAAGGCATTTATTGCCGGAGGATACGACGCCCTTATTCGTGATGAAAAAAGCGACGTTGAATCCGAGAGTCGAGATGACTCTCTAGACATGTCTGACGTTCTAGCATCTATCAATAATCTACCTCTATTCAAAGGATAATATCATGGCCTCGCCAGATGAAGTAAAAGAAATCAAAGGAGCTATCGAAAAGATTGGCTCCGCTTGGGAAGAATCCAAGAAAGCAAACGACGAGCTACTTGAAAAACAAGCAAAGCTAGAAGGTGGACAAGCTGAAATCCAAGTCAAACAAGACAAGATTGATGCTGACTTGAGTGCTGCGCTTGAATTGAAGGCTGGTCTCGAAAAACTATCCGCACAAGTTGCGCGAATGAATGCCGGACAAGAAGAAGTCAAAAAAGACATGTCTTCTCCTGAATACAAAAATTTCGCTCATGCCTTCAAATTGATGGCCAAAGGCAAAGCAGGCAGCCAAATCAATTTGGGTATGCTTGGCGCTGATGAGCAAAAAGCAATGAGTGCACATATCGATCCAGACGGTGGTTACACAATCACCAACGTTATGGGCATGATGAAAACTCGCCAATTCGATACCTCACCTGTGCGATCTTTGGCATCAGTTGTTACGATCGGTGGATCCGAATATCCATTCTTGATTGATGACGACGAAATGGACGTTGCTAACTCTTCTGAGACTGGAACTAGATCTGCAACTGGGACGGCTCAGTTTGGCTTAGGTTCAATTCCTGTGCATGAGTATTATGCAAACATCCCTTTAACATCCAAAATCCTTGAGGATAGCGGTATTGATTTGTTTGCTTGGGCATCACAAAAAGCCATGGACAAATTCTCGCGCTTTGAAGCTGCAGACTTTGTTACCGGGAATGGCATCCTAAAGTGTAAAGGCTTTACTACTGAAACCGTCAAGACTTCTGTTCCTCGCGCTTATGCTCGTGGACAAGTTGGGACATTGGAAACCGCTGGAGCAACTGCAGTCACTGGTGACGAATTGATAACTTTGCGAGGGTATCTCAAAGCCTACTACAGGCCAAATGCAAGTTGGGCATTCAATAGCTTGACTGAAACCTATATTCGCAAGCTAAAAGATGGGCAAAATAATTACCTTTGGCAGCCTAGTTACCAAATTGGTGAAGCTCAAACTTTGCTCGGCCAACGCGTTGCACTATGCGAAGACATGCCAGATATCGCGGCCTCTGCAATTTCTGTTGTCCTCGCAGACTTCCGCGAATGCTACCAAATTGTTGACCGTCTCGGCGTGTCTTTGATTGACGATCCATACACAACCAAAGGACAAAGGAACTTGTTTTTCCGTCGTCGCGTTGGCGGTGGTGTGTGTCAGTGGGACGGCATCAAATACCTTCAACAACACGCTTAATCAGGAGTTTTAAAATGCCAATTCATGATTTAAAAAACAACATCAAGGTTCTTCCTTCGATTAAACCCGTAGCTGCAACTGGTGACGCCACAGGCGTTGCCGTTGATACCTTCGGGTATGAGAGCGTGACAGCCATCTTGACTGCGACGACTGCTTCCGTGGCCGGAACATTCAAGCTAACCGAGTGCGCTACTTCTGGCGGTTCTTACACTGACGTTGCTGCAGGTGACGTCATTGGAACCCAAGGCGTAGCCGTGGTAGAAGATGGCTCTGTGACCATTGGTTACATTGGCGGACTCCGCTACATCAAGCTCGTGTTTACTCACTCTGCTGATGGTGTCATTTCTGGCGATGTGGTCTTAGGACATCCACACGTTGCCCCTACTGGCGCAAATAGCTAATGGGAACCTGTGAAGTCAAAATGTTAAAGGACTTAGTCGTCTATCATGATGGCTTCACACGTTCTGAATATTACAGTGGGCAAACGGTTACTTTCGAGGCATCGTTTGCCCAACTCAGAATTGCTGAAGGCTATTGTCATCCAATCGCCACTAAAGAAACAAAACCATTGAAGGCCAAGCGTGAAACGAAGCAAAGTAACAACCGCTCCGGCGAGTGAGCCCGTAACGCTCACTGAGCTAAAGTCGTCGCTCCGTATCACAACAACGGCAGAAGATACTCTGCTGACGCAATATATTGAAGACGCTCGAATCATGGTTGAGCGCATGACTGGCAGAAAATTGATCACTCAAACGATCACCGAATACCATGATGGATTGTGTGGTCGACATGAGGAGTTTGAGTCAGGTTACCAAATGCGATCAATCGGATCACTAGTCCAGGGTGGCCAGTTCGCGCCATTAGACTTTGCCCCTGTGCAATCGATCACAACAGTCCATACTGTTGACCTTGGAAATGCTGAGACACTCTATGATTCTGCAAACTATTATCTAAATAATTATGACGATGATATGAAGCCAAGCGTTGAACTCAATAGCGGATCCACGATCACAACGGCGTTGAGGGCCGATAACAACATTAAAATCGTCTACGTTGCAGGATATGGCGACGATGGGGCAGATGTTCCATCCGCTTTGAGGCGTGCCATCTTGGTCCTTGCAGGTATGCTATATGCTAACCGTGGCGACTGTGGCGACCAATGTCAAACAGACTGCGGAGCTAAAGCGATGATTTATCCGTATATCATCAAGACTATCTGATGGCAAAGCTTTGTTCAAAAGATTTTACCGAATACGTCGAGGTGCAGGCTATTGCGCTTGTCTCTGATGGTGGCGGTGGATTTACTGAGGGATGGTCAAACTTCGGGTATATTTGGGCAAAAATTCAAGACATTTCAGGCGGTGAGGCTGACTTTGCCGACCGTCGCCAAACTACGAAAACTATCTTTGTCGAAGCTCCATACCGTAGCGATATTACAGTGCTGCATAGGCTAGTGGTGGATGGCCTAAATTACAATATTTATCGAGTGGATAATGTTGACCGAAAAGGTCAGTACATGGAAATCACCGCCGAAACTGGGGTGGCTAACTGATGGCCGATAATGTAAAGCTTGAAGTTGTTGGCTTAGATAAGCTTGAACTCAAGTTTGGCAATGTGTCGGACAAACTGCGTGGATTGCTCAAAGTAGCTATCGGCGACGGGATTCTGTACGTCCAGGCCGACGCTCGCAAAAACCTAAACAAGCATCAATCTTTTGGTAGAGTATATAAGAAAGGCGGCAATGGACGGAAAACGACAATTCATATCGCATCACGAGAAGGATTTTCACCGAACTCAGACCTCGGGAATTTAGCAAAGTCAATTATGGCTCATCAATCTCTAAGTGGCCTAACTGGTACAGTTGAGGTTTTGGCAGATTATGGGGCTATCCTTGAAAACAAAAAGAATCGTCCGTTCATGAAACCTGCTCTTAAACGACAGGAGAAGAATATCAATAAGCTTTTCAAAATGGCAGTGAAAAAATCTCTCCAATGATCGTAACTTCTCAAATACTCGCGGCCATCCAATCTCGATTTGCCGGAGATGCAGGTCTAACTGCAATCGTTCCGGCTGCAAGAATTGGGACGTTTTTAGAGCAAGACGCAGCCTATCCTCATATTAAATATGAGTTACAGTTTGAACCAGGCAATGTCAAAGAGGGCCTAGACTATAGCGTGGACTTAGAGATTTCTGTATGGTCAGACTACAAAGGACTCAAGCAATTACTTCAAATCCATGACGCTATTGCATCCGCATTTGAGGGCATTCCCGTGACGATTGCAAGCGGTGATGGTTTTGCTTGTTTTGAGACTGGCTTTTCGAATAACGTAGCAAGTGACGGATTAATCCGACAAGCTACAATTACTTTTAAACTCTTGTATGGTGATGAATAATGGGTAAATTTAATGGTTCTGCAATGTTATTGCAGGTCGAGACAACTCCCGGCGGTGGGACTTTCGCAACAATCGGAGGAAGCACGCAGCACACGCTTGCCATCAATAACGAAGAGGTTGACGTGTCGGACAAAGATTCGAGCAACTGGGGCGAAACCCTAGCAGGTGCAGGGAATCGGTCCGTTGTTGTAACAATGAACGGGTGGGCCTCTGATAATGCAAACTTTGCAATTCTTGAGGCTATCGTTGAGAGCGATGCCTCTAACTTGAATTATAAATTGCTTTATGGCGACTCAAAAACAATCACTGGCGCTTTCCACGTATCAAACTTTCAATATACAGGAAATAGAAACGAAGGTCAGGGTTTTTCTTGTACATTCACAAGTTCAGGCGCTCCTACTTTCGCGTAAAACCACATTGGGGCGTTTTGTATTGTGCCTCGGTACAATTCGCCCCATCATTTTAACGAGGCAATAATGAGGCACGTTATATGGCTAATTCAATTAAAGGGACTTTAGAGGTCGAAATTGCAGGAGAGAGGTTTATTCTCTTGCCATCATTTGACGCTCTGTGTGAGTTAGAAGAAAAAATCGGCTGTTCTGCCGTTGAAGCATTCCAAAATCTAGGTTCTGGAAAGGTATCAATTAAAATAGTTGCTGCCTGTCTATGGGCAGGCATTCAAGGCTATGCTATGGCCATTGGCGATAGGAAAATGTGTGTATCATTCAGTGTTATCGGTGAAAAGATCCGACAGGATGGTCTGCGTTCACATGTTAAAAACGCCATTGAATTTTTAGGCAATGGACTCATCCCACAATCTCAGCAAGGACAAGAACCTCAGGGGGAGTAGATGCCTCCTCGGTCAAGTATGACTGGGGGGGCTTCGTTGGAATCCTTATCAACAAATTCCATGTGTCACCTAAAGACGCATGGCACTGCACATTGAGAGAATATTGTTTAATCATGAATGCAGGGCAAGACAATGAACCTGCAAGGGTAGAATGTAATAAATCAACACAGGCTGACGTATTGGAACATTTTGCACTAATGGAGTTATATCGTGGACGATAAACTATCAGTCAAAATTGTTGCCGATGTTTCTGATTTAAAAAAAGAGCTTGACA